ATCGCCATCGACCAAGAGCGGTATCGGATCGCGAAGCAGCGGTCGACGACACAACAGCCGCTTCAGGTCGAACGCTCGAATGAACAGTTCGTTCAGCCTGCCCCACAGCCTCAAGTCCGCGTGGACGAAAAGGCGAAGACTTGGGCCGAGAAGAATGAGTGGTTTGGCTCGGACAAGATGCTCACCGCTGCGGCAATGGCGATACACAGCACACTTGTCGAAGACGAAGGATTTGACCCAACGTCCGATGAGTATTATGGTGAGATTGATCGAAGGATTCGTCGGGAGTTCCCGTCGAAGTTCCAATCGTCGCAATCGGCTGCACCAGCGCGGGTCGCCTCCGCCGCGTCTAGTGCCTCGAAGTCCGCAGTTCAGGGGCGCAGGTCGGTGAAGCTCACCGCTTCGCAGGTTGCAATGGCGAAACGTTTGAACGTTCCGCTGGAAGAATACGCAAAGTATGTGAAGGATTGAGATCATGACCGACAGAACCCCGCGCGAAAGCGCAAATCGCGAAAACACTTCGCGCCGCAAGCCGTGGACTCCGCCCAGTGTCCTTGACGCACCGCCGCCGCCCGAAGGGTACAAACATCGGTGGGTACGTGCCTCGATTCGAGGAGAAGAGGACAAGGGGAACGTGTTCAACCGACTGCGTCAGGGCTACGAGCCCGTCCGGGCGGATGAGCATCCGGGGTATCAGGCACCCACGATTGAGGACGGTAAGCATGCCGGTGTCATCGGTAATGGCGGTCTGATTCTCACTCGTGTTCCTATCGAGACAGCCCAAGAAAGAACCGCGTATTACGGGGGCCGGACCCGCGAACAGATGGAAGCTGTTGATCAGGACCTCATGAAAGAGCAACACCCTTCGATGCCGATTAACCAACAGCGGCAAAGCAGGGTCTCTTTTGGTGGCCGTAAGGCCGATTAACTGGAGCAAGGATCATGCCGAACATCAACGGTGCCTATGGTCTCCGGCCCATCGCAATCATGGGTCAGGCGACCAACACGACCGGGGCAACCGAGTATCGTATCGCATCCAACAACACCAACCCGATCTATCAAGGGTCTCCGGTGATCCCGCTTGCCTCTGGCTTCATCGACATCGTCGGTGCGGCTGCTGGTGGTACTGTGGGTCTCCTCGGTGTGTTCGCTGGCTGCGACTTCGTCTCGACCACCACGGGCAAGCGTACGTTCTCGAAGTTCTGGCCGGGGTCGGGTGCAAACTCGTCGTTCCCGGTGCGGGCGTATGTCTATGACAACCCCATGCAGTTGTTCACCATCGCGTCCAACGCATCTCTGACCAACGAAGCCACGGCTCGTGGTCACGTCTTCGCCAACGCCAACTTCGCCACCGCCACTTCCGGTTCGACTGTGACCGGTGTGTCGTCGGCAACGCTGGACGTTTCGACCATTGCTGCAACCAACACCCTGAACCTCCGAATTATGGGCATTCAAGAAGATGTCGAGAACTCGGATTTCGCGGCTGCTGGTATCCCCCTCATTGTCCGTCTGAACAACCACTTCAATTCGCCGAATGGCTCGATTGCTGCTGGCACTGTTTCGACGACCGGCGTGTAAGGAGACTGAACTATGGCTATTTCGCGCGCACAACTTGCGAAAGAGCTTGAGCCCGGTCTCAACGCTCTCTTTGGGATGGAGTATGCTCGGTACGAGAACCAGCATGCGGAAATCTTCACCACCGAGTCTTCGGATCGTGCATTCGAAGAAGAGGTCATGCTGACCGGTTTCGGCGCAGCACCGACCAAATCGGAGGGTTCCAGCATCTCCTATGACGATGCTCAGGAATCGTTCACCGCTCGGTACAACCACGAAACCATCGCGCTGGCCTTCTCGATCACCGAGGAAGCCATCGAGGACAACCTGTACGACCGCCTCGGCAGCCGTTACACGCGCGCCCTCGCCCGCTCGATGGCCCACACCAAGCAGGTGAAAGCCGCCGCCATCCTGAACAACGCCTTCTCCGCAGGTGCGTTTGCAGGTGGCGACGGTGTGGCCCTCTGCGCCACGAACCACCCGCTGACCAGCGGCGGCACCTTCGCCAACAAGCCCACCACCGATGCTGACCTCAACGAGACCTCGCTTGAGAACGCGCTGATCACCATCGCTGGTTATGTTGACGAACGCGGTCTGAAGGTCGCCCTGCGCGGCACGAAGCTCGTTATCCCTCGTGCTCTGCAGTTCGTGGCTGAGCGTCTGATGGTGTCCAACCTCCGCGTCGGTACCGCCGACAACGACGTGAACGCCATCCGTTCGATGGGTCTGCTGCCGGAAGGCTACGCGGTCAACGACTTCCTGACCGACCCGGATGCGTTCTTCGTCAAGACGGACGCACCGCGCGGCTTCATCCACTTCGAGCGCACCGCGCTCTCGACGGGGATGGAAGCTGACTTCGACACGGGCAACATGCGCTACAAGGCTCGTGAGCGCTACTCGTTCGGCTTCAGCGATCCTCGCTGCGTGTACGGTACGACTGGGGCTTGATCGCCTGAAAGGGCGGAGTCTTGGGAGGGCGGGGGAAAACCCCGCCCTTTCCTTTTTCTACCCTTGCTGTTATGCTTTCCGCAGAGCATCATCAGCCACGCAGACAGGAAGCTCGACCTGACGTTGCACAGACTGCGAGGCGAAACCTTGTGCAAGGGGTACTAAAATGGGTTCCACCACATTCTCCGGACCAGTAACGTCCACCGCAGGCTTCATTTCCGGCCCGGAAAGCGTCGTCCCTGTCACCGCATCAACGCTGACGGTTACCGCAGAGGCCCACGCTGGCCGCACCGTTGTTCTTAACCGCGCCGCTGGCCAAGCAGTGACTTTGCCTGTGGCTACCGGCTCCGGCAACGACTATCGCTTCTTTGTTGGCACCACGATCACCTCGAACAGCACGACCATCAAGGTTGCCACGGCTTCCGGCACCATGGCTGGCGTGGCTATCGTCGCCAACGACACGGACGCCTCGGCCTCTATTTTCGAGACGGCTGCGGACTCGGACACGATCACCTTCAACGGCACGACCACTGGCGGTATTCTCGGTGCAACCGTTGAACTGCAGGATGTCGCGACTAACGTTTGGTCTGTCCGTGTGATTGGTGCCGCAACCGGCAGCGAGGCCACGCCGTTCTCCGCCACTGTCTGATGGAGTAGACGATGGGAAAGTTGAACAGCAAGGGGGTCTCTGAGGCCCCAGCCAAGCCCACAAAGGCGACTAAGAAGTCGAAAGGGTAAACTATGCCGCAGAACCAAGCGACGGTTTACTGCCCGCCTAACCAGTGGACGCAGCTAACCAACTCGGATTCGACGGAAATCACCTTTCAGGTGCAGACCTCGTCGGTATACATCCGTTTCACCACCGACACGACGACCCCCACGGAAACGCGGGGGCTGCTGTACGAGGAAGGCGAGGGGGAACTACAGAAGACCTTCGCCGACCTGACCTCCTTGTCCGGTGCAGACAGGGCTTGGGCCCGCCCCGTGGGCGGTCGCCGCGCTGTTGTAGTGGTGGATAGCAACTGATGAGAAGCCCGTTCCTGCGTCGTTTCGGCATGAAGTCTCCGTTCGTCGACAACGAAACGGGGGCGGGCTTTTCACCTGCTGTTCTCTTCGCCCTCAACGAACCCGGCGTCTGGTATGACCCTTCTGACGTGGCCAACTTGGATTGGCGTCGGAACCTGCTGACGTGGACTGAGCAGTTTGATAATGCTGCTTGGTTGAAGACGAATGCGACAGTGACGGCAAATGCTACAAGTGCGCCAACTAGCGCAGTAACTGCTGACGCGCTGTTTGAAACAGTCACAACAGGATTTCACCAAGTCCAGCAGACTGTTACTGCGTTTTCTGGTAGCGTTTATTCAGTGTCAGCTTATGTAAAGGCCAACGGCAGAACACGAGGAGGGGTATCCTTCATTCGCAACTCTGGGTCTTTCGACGGTTTTTCGGTAAGTTTTAACCTGTCCACTGAGACCGTTTCGGTATCCCTTAATGGAACTGGAACATGTACTAGTTCTGGTATCACCTCTGTTGGGAATGGATGGTATCGGGTCTTTGGGACTGGAACCATCGGATCGTTTACGGATGGTCTTGTTGTTGTCGGTGTCCAGAACGACGCTGGCTCTGGAAGTTACGCTGGTGATATTACCAAGGGTTTGTTTATCTGGGGCGCACAGCTAGAACTCGGCTCCACAGCCACCGAATACCAGCGCATCACTGACGTTAACACCGAGGTGATCGAACGCTTCCCGTCTGCCACCCTCTACCAAGACACGGCAGGCACCATCCCGGTTACTGGCCCGGCG